CAAGTTCACGGATAAATGCGATACCAAAAGATAATTCGTGTTCACGTTCGTTAATTGTCAATGTTTTCATTATGATTTTTCCTTTTCTTTGTGTTTTTTAATAAAAATAAAAGAGGGCTTTCGCCCTCGTAGTTATTACTGCTTATACGATAGCAGTTGTGTCAGCGAATGCATAAAGCACCTCTGCTTCTTGTTCTGCAGTAAGTGTTGCATATCCTGCCACTGGTTTACCATCGATTGCCATTTCAGTTTGCAAAGTGATGAGATCTTCAACGTTTGCGGGCACTTCCCATTTGCTCAATTTACCGATAGCATACAATGCTGGGTATTTTGCGCCTTGTTTTTCGCCTTTAAGGTCGATGTCCCATACTTCCAACTCGTAACCTTCGATTACAGAGTTTTTAAGCATGTTATTCAATTCGTCACGAGACGCAACTGCTTCGATTGAGAGTGTAACTTCCAATCCACCAGCAGCAGAAATAGCACCGTCTTTTGTCTTTGTGCTATCTGTTTTACGTTCGTATTCCCATTTGTGTTCAGTTTGCAAAGCAAGTTTAGCTGCAGCAGTTTTGTCGCCTTTTTTACGGAACATCAAAATCCGATCTTTACCTTTTTGTGGTTCTAATACCATTTAGTTTTTTCCTTTCGTTTAAACAAATTTAAATTCCATGTCAATGACTGCATGAAAAAGAGTTTCTTCTGTGCTGTTGTCTTTAATGATTTGACTATTACTAGAGAGGCCCATTGACCAGCTTCTGTTCTCGATGCGATTGATCTTGCTTAATTCGTTTTGGATCTTGTAGATCATGTCTGATAATCGTCTGCGATTGTTGATGTCGTCCCAGACATGCACTCTCGTACTTACTAGACCAATCAATCCTGATTTGGTAGGATTTGGCATTAAATGCGTGTCACCCATCACACAAAATGGGTATTTTGCAGACATATCTGGTAAAGCAAGATAAACATCATAGCCTAATGAAGCAATGCGTTTGTAAATCTCGTCAAATAATTGTTGATCTGGCTGTTTCATTTACCTGCCATCCCTTTCTCTAAATCTGCAACAAACTCTGGAATAGTTTCTTCCAGCGCTGGCCCCATGTATGGTTGAGCTTCCATCTTGCGTGTTCCTACTTCAACATAGCCAGAATAATCTGTACCAGCCTTGACTTTGGCTTCATCACGACCAACAGTAAGATGTATAGACTGCCTCGTAGCACCCGTAGAATATCCACGAGTGAAAACAGCATTTCTTACTGCTCGTCTGTGCAAGCGTGAGCCATGATCTTTTAGGATCTCGTATGCGTCAAATTTAACCGCTTGTTCAAAAAAGAGGGTTGCCCCTCCGTCGTGAAATTCAAATCCAAACATTAACCCATCACCTCAGCCACGTACAAGACCGTAGAGCGTCGTTCTGGATTCTTTCGACTAATAACCTTATAGCGTTTACCAGCGATGACAACGGACGAAATAGAGCCGTTTACAACGTGGTTAAAACGTAAGATTTTGGCATCTACATCGACTTTATCAAGCAGTTTGACTTTTAATTCCAGCCCTAATTCAGAAATAAAGCAAGGCAATACCTTTTTAGTAGGCTCTGCGTTGCTCATTCGTCCTAATTCTGGATCATATTTCGGTTTTCCAGCCTGAAATACGAGTTCAACACGTTCGCTTTCCCTCATAGCATCTTAAATCCTCGATTCTCAAGGATAGATGGGTACTCACGTTTCAAGATCTTGTTAAATCGAGCAAAATCGTCTTGATTAAATTCAAGAGTTAAACCTTCGAGTGTCTTCTTAGAGTAACCTTCCGACCCAATGCGGTTGAATCGTTCGATCATGATTTCAATAATCATGTAATCAAACTTTTCTGGAACTCCAAAATCTCCAGTATAGGCAGTGAAATGCTGGGTTGTCATCTCCTCGATTAAACCAAGCATTTTATCCTGCAAGTCGTCCTCGATATTCAACAGCACTTTTACTTTATCGATGTACGACATAATCAAATCATCCTTTCAATGCATCAAGTAATTCAGCTTTAGCAAGCGTAGAATAGCCTTCAACACCAGTTTCTTTAGCTAAAGATTTCAAATCTTTTAGCGTCATACCATCCAAAGCGACATCTGCAACCGTTTCTGGTTCTTCAACCGTTTCTGGTTCGACTGGTTCACTTTGTTGATAGTGATAACGTAGTAGCATGCTCACGTTGTCACCCCCTTTTGAAATTATTCACCGAATTTGACAACTCG